CCTGGTTATCGGCTAACTACGAGGAAGTTTTCTTATGGAGGCGTTAACGTCTCAAAATTTCAGATGAATGATGCTAATGGAAAGACAATCTGTTACACGAGTTTCGGAAAACCCGGAGAACGTGTCAGTGCCACTTTTCCAGAGAAAACACTTCAAACTGTGATTGCGAGATGTGCACTTGCAAAGGATCCATCTATCAGTGACGTTGAGAGAATACTTAGATCTGATGAAGTAGAAGATCCTGCCTATTGTGCAAGTCTCTTCATCACTTTATGGAAAACTGAAGCGAAAGCTCTCAGCTCTGTATACCCTATAGTTTCTTTAGCACCTTATGCTGGAGACTCTTACAATTATCAGAGTTTGGGACCCTTGGTCACTGAGGATGGAAAACCCTCAGTTCGTCCAGTATTTACCAGTTTCTGTAATGGTGGTGGTGTAGGACCCATGCGTTCATACAATAATGATGTCGCATGTGTGCAAGGTAGAATCGAAAATGCTAAGAATCGGATCGTTAAGCTGCCTCCGTTTTATTCACAGTGCAGGAAAGAGTTTATGGAATTTTTGGTTCCTAACCATTTAGTCCATACGGGTTGTCCTTGGACGGAGAATGAAGTCGAGATGAAACAAGATCGTCCAACACAACGAGCTTTAGCTGCCATCGCTAAGCCTTTCACCTTTTTCGGGTCATTTGTTGTTAAATCGTTTCAGAAAGCTGAGGTTTACGGCAAAGTTTGTGCCCCTCGCAACATAAGTCAAACACCCACAGAACATCGTATGCGTTATGGAAGCTACATTTATCCCATGACAGCAGTGTTGAAGAAATTCAGTTGGTATGCTTTCGGACACACTCCTAAAGAAATTACGGAGTTAATACAAGATGTAGCGGTCCGATCTAATAGTCTGGTTCCTACCGACTTCACTACGTTTGATGGGACTCACAGTAAGTTTTATTGTGAATTCGAGCAAATGGTTTTGTTGAGGTATTTCGGACCAGATTACCATCAAGAAATACTAAAACTTCAATCGGAACAGTATTTCTCGTCAGCATCAACTGCGAACGGGGTGAAGTATAATACTGAATTCACTCGGCTGAGTGGTAGTTCCGACACTAGCACCTTCAACACAATAGACAACGCTTTGACTTCATACATAGCTTTACGCCATGTTTGTAAAGACCCTCAGGAAGCTTTTAAGAAATTAGGTCTTTACGGAGGAGATGATGGAGTGACACCTGACATTTGTCCTAAACTGTTCACTGCAGTTTGCAAACGTCTTGGTCTTATCCTCAAGAGTGAAGTAGTGAAGCAAGGAGAAGCAGTGCCCTTCCTAGGTCGCCTGTTTTTGGATCCTTGGACTACTGGTGAGTCTATCTGTGATGTGGCGCGACGGGTCAAAACCCTTCACCTCACATCAGCACCTAAAGACATTGATGATGCTTTAGTTTTACACCGCAAAGCTGATGGCTACTTGGTCACTGATTCTGCGACACCTTTTATTTCAAATTGGTGCCATATGATCAAACGTTTAGTACCTGTTAGCACAGCGCAAGTTGGTAAAACTATTGAGCATGCTCTAACAAAATCTTCAGCGTGTTGGTTTTCGACCTACGCGCTTGTCGACCAGTTTAAACCACCTTCACTCACTGATGATAGGGCTTGGGAGATAGCGGCAGCTTCCCTAGGTGTAGCTAAGGACAGGTTGGTTTACATATGTAATCAACTTGATAATGTTAAAAGTCTTATGGAGCTTGATGCGTTAAACATCAAGTTTTCATTCGACCGAAAAATTATGATCCCAGCTACGCTGAATGGTGAAGTAAGACTACCGGCTGTTCCTGTGCAGAATAAACCTCCATTACCCAAGGGCTCGCTAGCTAAGATGAAGAAGCAATGGCTTCCTCGTCCCAAGCGTAACTAGTAGCGAGGCTCCTGGGTGAGTGGTTAGTATGAGTTTCGCCCCGACTCATACTATCGGAGTAGGGGCAATCCAATATTATTTGCATTTGTTTATATTCGTATCTACATTTATGACTGCCACTATTGATCGTATGTTTCAAAAGTACCCGGCTGCTGACGATTACTCTGATAATGAAGACTCGGTTACTACCGTATCTGATGTAGAGGAAAGTTGTTGGTGTCAGGGGGAATTTCTTCCGTGTTGGCAATGCGATTCGCGCATTGAGTCTCTTTCAGACATAGCTGACATGGATGTGGATGTACCAACCTCCGTTGATGTACAGGAACCCCAGCTCTTGGTGTCTTGTGCCTCTTGTTATTTTGAAGGTCTTGAGTTGTGTGTTCACAACGGACGGTACATTCGAGCTACGACCGAAGCGTCAACTCAAACAGATGATTTGGATTAACC